CCGATCGCCTGCACGTTGGCCTTGAACTGGCCAGCGTTCGGCAAGACGACAATCTGGCCGTCTCGGATTGCATACTTTTCCATTTCGGCTCACTCCGCTGCTATGGCTAGATCGCCCGATGCGGGCAGGGGGCCAGTCCCATTGGCGAAGGCGCGCCATGCCGCCTCCTGCTGAGCGTTCGCCAGCTCGAAAGCGCCGAACATGCCCGACTTTTCGTTGCGCCATTCGCCGACGCCCGTGGAGAGCCCGCTCTCGTTGATGAGGAAGGCGAGCTGAGCAGTGTTCATGGTCGCCTCGTTGAAGCGGCCTTTGATGTTGATCGCCCAGTGGGTAAATTCAGCCCGATAGGCGAGATCGGCCCTCTTGTTCAGACCGGCGCCGACGCGAACCATGTCCTCGCGCATGCGCGGATCGCTGCCGTAAACCCTTACCAGCGGCAGATTGCAGGCCGCGTCCGCATAAGCGGTCTTGACAGGGACCCACTCGGCGTCGAGCCACAGGCTGCTAATGACAATGGTTCGCGCCAAACCCTTGTCCCGGTGCGCAGCGCTCAGAATCGCCTTTTTGACGCCGGTCGCCGGGAAGCCGAACCGCTTCAGGCCGGTCACCGGATCGGGGCGCATCTCGTACAAGCTGTCGACGAAATTCTTCTCGGGGTTCCGCTGCGCGCGCCCCTGGCCTTTGGGCGCCTTGACCTGTTTGGTCAGCATCTCCAGCTTGGCTTTTATCGACCAAGAGTGAACGATCAGGGGCGAAAGGCCGACGATCCACGTATCGAAGCTCGTGAAGCTAGTTCGCGTCTCCAAAGCCGCCGCTAGGTCGACGTGCTTGGAGGCCTTGTCGGCGAGCTGATCGCCGGGTTGCGCGGGTTTCTCGCCCGCGCCAGGGGATGTTTTCAATTTTCGACTCCTGCTGTTGTAATAGCCAACGGTAGGCCGTGGTTTCGCCCATATTTGCACGATCTGCAAAACGTCAAGGCCCAGAAATGAAAAGGGCCGCCGAAGCGGCCCTTCCCCTTAGTTCCGCATCTCAGGCTGGTTGCGGGTCTCGACCTTGAAGTATGACTTCAGGGAGCTGTACGGCGACTTGTTCAGCTCCTTGATGAGATACCGATCGGCAGCGTCCTCCATCTCCATGGCATAGAGTTCGCCCTTCGACCGATTGATCAGCTGAACCAGCTCGATCTTGCGGCGGAAACGCCCTGCGATGCGCTCCTTGGCCTGATCGACCTCATCGATCCGATAGGCCGGATCGTTGACCTCCTTGTACGTGGCTGTATTGGCCATTCGTTACTCCTGTTGACGCGCCTCCCTTTCGGATCGGCAACGCCATCTTGCACCAACCGCAGAAACCGTCAAGATGGTGTCAACTAGTGTCAACTCTGAGCCAGTTTGATGAATTTCACCCCCTCCATCGGGGCCGCGTAGAAGATCTCGTCATTCCCGGTATTGCTGGCGGTCTTCGTTGTGCGGGTCCACGTCCCAAACGTCGTCGCCTCCATCATCACGGCGGCGCCGAGGTCATGGCTCACGCTCACCCAGGCATAGACCTCGCCGATCGCGCGATCGACCGACATCGCGCTGGCGACGAAAACATTGGGATAGGGCCAATCGTTTCGACCGCTGAAGGTGACGCCGAGCGTCTTGATCTCGATTCGCAGCCTCGGGCCATCCTTCCAGGCGAATAGGTCGCCGCCGTCGATGTACTGCGGGTGCTCGGCCGCGCACGGCGCTTCCCTGGTCGGCGCAATCTCGACCCAGTAGCCGCGCGAGTTGAGCCAATAGGCGAAAGCGAACACGCCCGGTTTCGAGCCGCGCAAGCGCTCGATGAATCTGGCATGTTGGTTGGTGCCCAAGGAAGGAATCGAACCTCCGACGCCTGCGCCTTCAACGCAGCGCTCTACCGAACTGAGCTACCTGGGCTTGCGGTCCTTAAGCCACAGCGCCTCATTGGCGTCCACGCCCAAGCTGATCGCTAACAGGGCGCTCACGAGAAAAGCCTTTTCCTTCGGCGTCAGAGGAACCCTGTCCTCCAGCTTCTGCGCCAAGTCCAGCAACCGCTGCCGCGCCGGCGAGGTCATCGGAACTCGGCCATCGCTGACGCCAGCTGCCAAAGCGCCGTCCAAACGAGCGCATTGACCAGAAGCACAATCGCGATCCTCATCGCGCCTCCTTCACAAGCGTCGTCGCCCACTTGGCCAACGTCGCCGCGCCGCTGATCGTCATCTCGGCCTGTTCGAGCAACGTCTGCGCCTCGCCAGGGCGCTCATCCACCATCGCCTTGAACGCCTCAAGCAGGAGCTTGCGCGACTCCGTCAGTCGATCGGCAATCTGATCAACCGCGTTTCCATAGAGACGGCGGCTCGTCGGCATCAGTCATAGGCCTCCAGGCGGTCGATGAAGGCGAGCAGGCGCTCCTCGCCCAGGCATAGCCAAGCGGGGTCATGCATAGCATGAAATGCAAACGCGGCCTTCGCCCGATCGAGATCCCCCGCCTCCCGCAGCAAAATCGGCCACAGGACGTCCATGTCGACCATCCGCTGCCGGCGACGCCACCACATCACGATCAGAGTCCAGAGGCCCATCGGGGTTACACCGCACGCGCATGGATCAGCGCAGGCCGCGCCCACCGCCGCTGAAACCCGCGCCAACGCCAATCCGGCGTCCATTTCTCCTGACTCGGCGTCTCCGGGCGCCACAGCATCGCCATCGGCGTAAATCCAATTCCCTCCATAGCGCGCAACCGCTCCACGGCGGCGCTGATCGTATCCTTGGGATAGCCAATCAGCACATAGACCCGCATCCGATGCGATTCGGCAGTGAACCCGGCATCCAAAAGCCGCCGCGCCGCCGAGCGCAGCGTCTCGAACTCGTCGCCGGGATCGTAGGCGAAGAACATGTTCGGTCGAGGCGTGAGACCCGCCAAGAGATCGACCTGATAATCCTCCAAGGCCAGCGCCTCCAGACCCCCAGTGAACTCCACCCGCCGCTTCTGCCCCCGCAGCATCGCAAACACCGCCTCGACATGCTCGCGCGGGCAGGCGAGAAGATTGTCATCGAGAATGTTCCAGCCGTCGATGACCGGCAACAACCTCGGAACCGGGTCGCGTTTCCAGACCGAACAGAACCAGCAACGCCGAGGGCACCCCCGGCTGGTGAAGACGTACCCTGGCTTGATGTAGCGGCCAGGAACAAACTCATCACCGCGATCGCCATAAGCGACGCCGCCGACCTTGACCGGCGCAACATGCCGCCATTGCTCGGCCAGCCATTCCGCCTTCGGCTTGTCGTAGGTGAACGCCACCGAAACATGCACCTCGTCGGCGCGCGCGAACAAATCAGGGGGTCCGAAATAGGCCAGCTCGTCGTCCGGCGTCGCCTTCGTCTTGCGTGGAAACACCCGGATCAGCGTCATGTCGCTTTTTCCTCCCAGGATGGAGGTGTACAGTCCGGAGGTTCGGTCCGCCAACGCGCCTCACGGATGGACTGAAGGGGCCGGTTCCGGCGCTGGGGCCGGTCCCACCGCCCGCACAGTCCGCTGCGGCCGGAAATAGGTCGTCCCGCCATCGTCCTCGACGCCAACCACGCCGCAGCGGCAGATGTGCGTGATCACTCCCTCGCAATAACCCCAGCTGTCCGGATTGCGGAACGCACCGACTCGGACCCTCGTCCGCCGGTCCATCGCCCTGATCGCCTCCGCCCGCGTCATCTTCCAACGCTCCTAGCGCGGCCGATTCCGGCGGGCGATTTTGCGCTCGGCGAACGCGACGACTTCAAGCACCTCAGACGGCCTCAACTGCTCCAGCACGTCGATGACCTCGTTTGCATCGACGCCTTTCCATGCGCGCAACATCTGAACGACCTTAGCGGCCGGAACGACCACATTCCCCGGAATGTTGTCCAAAATGGTCACGGCCTCATCTGTGGTCATAATGGCGAATATAGCCGCCGTGGCCGTTTAGGTCAAATCGGGTACAGCGGCTGCGGGGGAAGCGGCGACGCCATCAGCTCCGCGTATTCCTCCGCCTGGACCTCGGTCGACTTCTTCAGCAAGCCCCGATCGCGGCACCACTTCAGCGCCTGACACAAGGCGTCAACGATGTCGTCGAATTTCCCTTTCGGGAAGCTCGCGCACTGGCTCATGCACAGCTCGGCCCAATCCCGAGGCCAAACCGCCCCGTTACTCTGCGTCTGAGCTGGGCACCAGATGACGCCCTTGCGCACACTGCCATCCGCCTGCTCCTCGCCCCACAAATGCGACAGCGCGTTCGCGCGCGAAACCTTGTCCATATTACCCGGATCGATCCGCTGGACCGCAAATTCCTCGTCCCGCGTCAGCCGCGAAATCTCCTGCGCGACCGAGATCCCTGACGCTTTCAGCTCGATTAAGAGCCGATCGACCTTCAATTTTCTGCACGATTTGATCACCTCCTCGACCAGATCGTTCAACGCCAGCCGCTTCTGCCAGCAAGCCATCAACATCGCCTGTTGCACCCCGCGATGGTTCGTCCAGAGCCCGAGCACGATGAAGGCCGAAAAATCGGCTTCCTGCTTCTCGCCGTAAGCCGGGTCCAGCGAGCCCAGGATCACGTCCATGTCCGGATATTGCGATTCGTTCCTGCCGAACGTCAGCGCAATCCCGCGATGCCAATATTCCCAGCCGCCATACGGAAACAGCCCCCCGCCTCGCGGCGCCGGCCGCTGCTGGTACTGGCCAGCCCACGCAAATTTGTCCATGTCCCGCTTGAGGTTCTCAACCTCCTGCCGGCCCCACCGCGCCGGAAACAAAAGCTCCCCCTCGCTGCGCCGCCAGTCGCTAAATCCAATGCTCGTTTCGCAATGCCGCGACGATTCGTACTCCATCGGCAAAACCAACAAACAATAATCGGGCATGTACTCCATAATCACCCCGCTGATGTCCGCCTCGTGCAGCCGCTGCATCACCACAACGATCGCCGAGCGCGCCTGATCGTTCAGACGGTTCACCGCGCTCTCCCGAAACCGCCGCGTCGCCTTCTCCCGATCGTTCGGGCTCTCCGCCTTCTCCACACTGTGCGGGTCATCCAGAATCAATCTGTCACCGCGCCGGCTAGTCAGACTGGAGAACGCAACCCCGTCCCGCGTCCCCGTCATCGAATTTTCAAACGACAGCTCCCCACCGCGCGTCAGCTCAACATGCGGCCAATGGCGCTGGTACCAGTCCGACGTCACCAACATCCGCATCTTCCGAACGTCCCGAACGCACGCGCTCTCCGCAAAACTGGAGCTGATGTAGCGATACGACGTCAGACCCCGAGGGCCCCATTCCCAGCTCGGCCAAAGCACACTGACCAAAAGGCTCTTGGCGCTCCCAGGCGGTACATTGATCAGCAACCGCGTGATCAGCCCCGCCGAAACCGCCTCCAGATGCTCGCAGATCGCCTCGACCAAAGGCCCCTTCACAAACGCCATCCGGGGCTCCAAAATCGGCCACGCCTCCTCAACAAAATTCACAAAACTATTCCGGCTCCGCTCCCGAACCGTCGACACGCTCGCCGACGCCTCCATCGACGAAATCCCCAGCTCCCTTTTCATCAACTCCGCCACCACCGCCTCGTGGCTCGGTAGATTCGACCTCGGCATCGATCAGCACCGGATGTCTCGCTAGCGGCCGCAACGCCCGCTCCAACTCTATCAACTGCGGCACACTCAATCGCGTCAAGTCCGGCCCCCCTTCCTGATCCGGCTTCGGCGGCGCCCAGATCGGGCCCCCACGACGCTCTAACCAAAATTTGTTCATACTCGCGTCAGCCTGTCGCCAGTTCTTCTCCGGGCCCCCCGTCGCCATCAAATACGCCGCCTGCGCAACCTCGTTCGTCCGCCGCGCACCCCCCTTCATCATCTGACCCTTGTACTTCCGATACAGCCGATCCGCACTCAACCCCGTGAGAAGAGATATTTCTTGAGGCGTCAGCCCATTCGCCGACATCTGCTCAATCGAACCCTCCATCTCCTTCGCCTGCTTCTCCCGCTCCGCCAATTCCTCACTCGTCAACGCCCTACTCTTCCGTGCCCTTGGCTTTCCCGGATCTGCCATGTTC